ATTAACCAAATTCTATTTGAAAATAATTATATTAACCATAATATAAATATTAAAATGAATATTTTAATTAAAAATAAACCAAGTATTTTTAAAGTTTTTATCGTCATAAAAAGAATCATATGAAGTTTCTACATTAGAATTATAAGATGATTTATCAGATATATTATTTGAATAAACACTTGTATCAGTATTTGAATAAACACTTGTACCAATATTTGAATAAATATCAGAAAGGTATGAATTAACTGACTCGTAATCATCACCTTTGTCTCTTGAATTATCTCTTGAATTAGAATAGATATAAGAGACGTCATCTTTACTATATTTACTATATTTATCATCTTTATCTTTGTCATTTTTATGTTTATTCTGTATATGATCAAAGGTGTTTATTGTAGAAGAACCTAGAGACTTGATACTATCTGTGTTGTAATAACTTAATGGTTGAATGTTATTAGTTTGCAAAACTTTTCTTAATAGAGGTGTAGAGACATCTGACAAGTCATCAGAATAAGTTGATATAGACATATCAGAATTTACAGTGGGTTGTTTATGTATAATAGACATTTTACTTGGAATTTTAGTAACAACACTTCTACCTTTATCTGTGCTGTAATATTGTACATATTTCTGTTTTTTATCTGATTGTCGAGACGTTGTATCGAATGAATGAGATGATAAATCGTCTGACTTTAGGTTTAATAATTTTTTAAGTAAATGTTTTGTCATATTAATATATATAAAGAAATAAAAAAATGATTTTATTTTAAAAGTATGAATAATTATGTTGAATAAGTTTTTCAAAAGAAAGAAAATATTGTCTGATCCATTACCTACTAATACTACTATCACAATTGAAAAAGATGTTCCTTTCAAAAAAATTATTTATTATAGTACAGACAAGGAAAGATATGTTGTTACTAATATTCGCGATGTTTCTAATATGAAAACGAACATAAATAGTATTTTAGAAAACATAAACATTGATAATTATGATTTTTTCGATGATATTTTTGAAGAATATGTAAAATCTGACAAAGATTATAAAATTAAAAAATATTCACCAGAAATACAATATGAAAAAATTACAGAATATGATTCAACATCTTATATAGATGATGATGTTTATTCTATGATTTCTTATGAAGAATAGTTTTACATTTTTGTTTTATTATTTTATAAATATAATATAACAATGCCAGAGCCTATAAATAAAAGTTTATATAAAAAAGTTAAAAAAATGGCAGATAAAAAGTTTTCTTCAAAAACAGGTATTTATAAATCTAGCTGGATTGTAAAAGAATATAAACGGTTGGGTGGAAGATATTCTGGTAAAAAACCAAATGTTAAATCACCAGGATTAAAACGATGGTATAAAGAGAAATGGATTGATTTAAATAGACCTATTCGTAATTCAAAAGGTAAAATTGTAGGATATCGTCCTTGTGGTAGACCAAATCTCAAATCAAAGAACAAATATCCTTTATGTAGACCAAGTAAACGTATAACTTTTAAAACTCCAAGAACATATAAACAAATTTCAGATAAATCTATTACAAAAGCAAAAAGAGAAAAAAGTCGTATAAGAAATTCTGGTAATATAAAATTTGGTGGTGGTGAAAGCCGTAGTCAATATCACGGTAAAAAAAGTTCTGTTATGGTGAAAGTTCCAGAAAATGTAAAAAAAGTAGCCGTTTATTCATTTAAATTAAAGCGTTTAGGATTTGGAGGTGGTATAGAAACTGGTTGGAAACGAGCTAAACAATTAGCTACAAAGGATTCTATACCAATAGAAGATTTAAAATATATGCGTGCTTGGTTTGCTAGACATATATATGCAAGTTATCCTACTTATAAAAAATGGATGAATGCAGGACGTCCAAAGGATTCCAGTTGGCATAGACGCCACGGTATTATTAGTTGGCTTATTTGGGGTGGAGATCCTGCTTTTAGATGGGTAAATTCAGTAAAAAATATCAATTTATTAAATAAACATTTTAATAAAAATTATAAACCATTGAAATTAAAATAATTGTTCATCATCACCATGTACATTTACGTTTACATTTGTATTATCATTATATATATTGTCACTTAATTTAGAAAAAATCAACCGTTTAGTCTGAACTTTCATATCATCTGGATTATTGATAAGTACATTATTAATAACTTCAAGATTTGGATCATTTGCAATTTTTTCAATCAACGGAATCAAATTTGGTTTTCCAGTAATTAATTTTAATACATCTATTAGTTTATCATTACCTTCAAGTGTATTTACTAAATTTGCTAATACAGGACGTGTATTAACAAGAGAATGTGCTATTTCTAAATCAACATTTTGTTTTTGTGTAAAACTATTACGCAAACCTATAAATAAACTATGTAGAAAACCATTTGCTGGTATTGGTAAAATTGGCAACAATTCAGATATCGCAAAAAAACAAAAACCAGTAATAGTTAATATATAATTAGATGCATCGGACATTTTATTATTTAAACTAATTATTTTGATAAAAAAAAATAAACACACACATTGTAAAAAAACTGATTTATTTTTATTTACCAATATTATCAATGGTATTTACAAGAAATCAAAAACGTAAATTAGAAGAATCTGATACTACATTAGAAGATTATGAAATAGCAGATTTTTCAAATATAAAAATTAAAAAGCGTAGAAAAGAATTATCAGAAAATGAATATGATGTATCTTATGATAAATCTGATGTATCTTCTGATAAATCTGATGTATCTTATGATAAATCTGATGTATCTGATGTATCTTGTGATAAAATATCTGATAATTCTTTACAATCATCTAAAGAACTAGGTGAAATTAGTATCGATGAATCTGATTCCGATACAAATGAATCGTATGACGATGATAATATAAATCAAGAGTCTTTTGATAATTTAGGTAATTTTTTATCTGGAGCTATTCAAAATGTGTTAAAAAATACCCTTTTTAGAAAGGAAGATAATGAAACAAATATATTTAAAGATGATTATGATAAATATTTGCATACTCTGTCATCTATTTACAATGGAAATTTTTTCCAAAGATCACCTAAATACGAAAAGAAAAATGAATTAAAACAAATATATACAAACGATGATATAAAATTCTTAAATGAAGAATTACAAAAAATAAAAGATGAATACCAAAAAGATACACCTAGTATCATTGATATTCTAACATTAAATACTGACGTTTCACAAAAACAAAAATTATTAGAAAAAATGTTTCAATTTTCTAATTCTGAAGTATTAACACAAGATTATTTTAGTAGTTTAAAAACAATTAATGCAGAACTCAAAAGATCAAATGATCAAGAATTGTTGGAATTAGAAAAAAAGATATTAGAACATTCAAATAATTTAAAATATTCTGACAACTATAAAGAAAAAATATTGAGATCAGATATGTCGTTTGAAAACAAAGTAATTGCTTATAAGAAATTACAAGTAATGGAATCTTTTGAATCAAATGATACATCAGAATACTCAAAATACAAAGCTTGGATGGATATTTTATTATCTATTCCTTTTACAAAAAATGTAGGAATACAATTTCCTAAAGATTTAGATTCATCTAAAACTATTATACAAAACGTTAGATCCATATTAGATAAACGTTTATCATTTTTAGAAAAGGCAAAAGATCAAATTATAAATATTATCAGTCAAATGATTCGAAATCCAGAATTTAAAATTAATGCAATTGGTTTATATGGGACTAGGGGTATTGGGAAAACGAGTTTGGTAAAAAGTATATCTGAAGCATTAGGACGTCCATATCGTACAATTAGTTTAGGAGGCGAATCAGATTCATCTTTATTAACAGGTCATGGATTTACATATGTTGGAAGTTGTCCAGGAAGAATTATTGAAATTCTAAGAGAAACACAATGTACAAATCCTATTATTTTATTTGATGAATTAGATAAAGTTTCAGAAACACATCACGGAAAAGAAATTATTGGTAACTTGATTCATTTAACAGATTCAACTACCAATACAAAATACAATTATGATAAATATTTTTCAGGTATAGAATTTGATCTGTCAAAAGTATTATTTATATTTACTTATAATGATGCGACTAAAATCGATCCTATTTTAGCTGATCGATTATTTAAAATTCATATTGATAATTATTCATTTAAAGAAAAAATGGAAATTACAAAAAGACATTTAATTGATTCTATATTGCAAGAATATTGTTTTACTACAGATGATATAGTCTTTAACGAAGATACAATTAGATATATAATTGAATCATCAAAATCAGATCAGGGAATGAGAGACATTAAAAGAAGATTCGAAATTATTATATCAAGAATCAATACATTATTATTAACTGACATTGATCAAAATATAGTTCGATTAGAATACAAACAATTATACAATTACTATAAAACATCAACAAAGCCTATTGTAATTCCAAAAGAACACATTGACACACTTTTAACAAACAGCATTAATAATGATTTAAAACAAAACGATCCACCTTTTGGTATGTATATATAATGATTTTAGTTAATAAATGATTTTAATTAATAAATGATTTTTTATTAATAAAAAGCTTAGGTTCTAAAATAAAAAAATAGAATGAGAAATATTTTCCATTCAAAAACATTAATACCAAGTTATCATAGGTTGAACTGTGTTAATAGCACAAGCACTTTCTTTAGAACCAGTCAATTCAATTAATGCATCCAAACTCATATCAACGTGATTATCAGATGCACAAGCTGGACATTCATCCATAACTCGCAACTTTAAAGAATTACCATTATACGAAACTGTTATATAATCTCCACATCTAGAACCAGCATTTGCAATTGCTGCCCAATATTTACTTTCAGATGTATACTTTACACCTTGTGATCCATCATCACTTTTACAAGGCCCATATGAATTACCATCATTAAATGTTTGTACACTAGGACAACCTTCAACATCTCCACCTACTCTAAAATAAAATGTAGCTTTCGAAGTTGTACTAGGTGAATTTTGCTGTTGAGCTGGTTGTTGAACTGGTTGTTGAACTGGTTGTTGAGCTGGTTGTTGAACTGGTTGTTGAGCTGGTTGTTGAACTGGTTGTTGAGCTGGTTGTTGAACTGGTTGTTGAGCTGGTTGTTGAACTGGTTGTAATAATTTTAGTTTTTCTTTAATTTGAATCAATTCCATTTTAGAAATAGTTTTAGATGTGTATGTTGGAATACACATAACAAGATTCATTACAATAAAAGAAAAGATTTGCATTTATTTTACATTATAAATAAAAAATACAAAATAAACGTTATAGATAATATAATACAATAAGACAGACAATAATAAATGATATAAACAGTAAATCTGTTATATGTTTATTTTTGTATATTGTATATTTAGTTTTTAAGTCGGGGTACATTAAGTGTGATAGAGATATACCATTTATAACTGCTGATTCCATACTTGTAAAATTCATTAAACGATCATGATAGCCATTATGTGTTCCCAAAGTATATAAATTTTTATATATTTGACTTTGAGAATTCATAAATGGTTGATTTGTAGTGGATATAAATGCTGTATCTTGTGAAATCCATTTTTTTGTATTATTATCATATACGATTGCGGGTGATAAAACACTAGCAGAAGGTTCGGGTAATAGGGGGAATGAATCTTTTAATTGATTATAAATTTCTTGTAACAATTCTGTTTGAGAACATTCATTTGGTAATTTACCAGATTTACTTTTCACATCAGTTATTGTTATAGCAGTACTTATAACAGTTTTAGAAATAGTTTCTTTAAAATTCATATAGTCAGTTAAAACAATAAATGCAATACCCCATTCTGATTTTGGGAATCCATAAACTTTTGGCAAATCTATACGAGTATCCCAATGAAAAGTAGTTGATATATAATCTAAATACTTTGTATTTATACTCCAAGCTTTTAATAAATCCATATCACCCCAAGCATCATTTATATTTGAAGATGCTAATAATTCTGTCAAGTTTACAGGTGGTATAGCTAATATCACTTGTTTTCCTAAGTATATTTTATTATCAGATGTTATTATAGATTCTATTTTCGAATCTTTTATTACAAGTTTATTTACATAAGTATTTAATAAAAAAGTTACATCTTTTGATTCTAATTTTTCTTTCCAAGTTTTAAAAAGTCCTATATCATTTGGTAATTTAGGTTGGTAAAGCGTATGGCGAAATTGTTGATTAAATACTTGTAAAAATTGATAAAGTGTATAATTATCTGATGTTGCGCCATCTGTTAGTCTACATATTTTATCCAAAATATCTATAGACATTTTATTAAAATTATATTTATTTGCAAATTGTTTTACAGATATATCTTTACCATAATTTTTATCGAATATCATTTTGAAAAATGATATAGCTAGTTGACCTAATTCTTTAAATTTCAAAGTATTCCAAACAGTTTGATTACCAATATTGATAATTGAAAAATTATATGGTGTAAATATATCATAAAAATCTACACCAATAGTTTTTAAAAGATATATAAAATTTATATAAGAAGAACTATAAACTCTTGGTCCGTGTTCTGTAAATACATATTCTGTTTCATTATTATATTTTACAGGGACCCTTCTTACACGATGACATCCTCCTATAGAAGATTCCTTTTCTATTATCAAAATTTTTTTATTCAAAAAACTACAACATTGTGCAAAAGCTAATGCTGCAGGACCAGCTCCAACTATAATAATATCATATACATTCATTTATAATATAAATTGAATTTTAATTTTTTAAAAATATATAAATATGGAAAAGAATAATTATATATAATAAAAATATTCTATATAATAAAAATGTTATATATAACGAATTAACATCTCCTTGTATAACTATAGAAACAACATTTTCAGAGGATAATTTAATACAAGAACTGAAAAAAGTATTAAAAATTCTAGATTATAAAGATTATAAAGATTATAAAGATTGTTTTATATTAATTAATCATATGACTATTGTATAATTTACTATTGTACAATTGTACAATTGACTAAATATTGTATTTTAACGTAATGCATTTATTATCAGAAATTACAACAGTGAATTTTTTATGAAATATAGGTAATTTTTCTTTATTATATAAAATAGGATATGGTTCTAAAATACAGTTTTCTAAACATTCTTTGATACCTGTTCTTGATCTACCATTTGTTTTAAAAGGAATACAATTAAATGCATTTGTATCATATTCTCCCTTTGCAGTAGAACAAAATTCACGAGACATTCTTAATTTTAAATTATAATAGGAATCATTAAAACGGTAAATATGAGGGTCATGTTTTTCTTGATAATTATGATTTGTTTCGTCTTCTTTTTCATAATCATTAGGGATTATGATAAGGTTTATTGTATATACTTCACCAGGTTCAAATTCGAAACATAAATTTTGTGGAACTGTTAAAATATCATCTTCGTCATAATATTTTTGATAATTTGTTATAATGTATTTAGATTCATCTGTATTTAATTGACCTTCTAAATGTTGATAACTTGTTGTATTTTCAACTGGGAAACATCCTATTTCAGTACATTTACTTTCGATAATCATTTTTAAATCATCATTTACATTACCAGGAGTCATTATCTTTGGTATAGATTTGCTCAAGTCATCCAGGAAATCCAAATATTTTTTATATTCTGTATTTTTGTCTTCATCGGTAGATTTATATATAATTGTTTCACCTAAGACTGCTATACATCCTCCAATATTAACACCTAATTCGATTTTAATTACATCACCTGGTTTAATAATATTATAATCATCATTCCCCTGTTCATAAATATAATTACCTACACAATTGTTTAAACTAATACTTGTTGTAAATGCTATATTTTTATAATCACGTTTATATATTTTATCAGTTTCTTCCTTAATACGTTTATCACCGTATTCATTTAACAAATTAGTTTCTAGTATTTCACCAGAAGTTATTTTACCAATTATATCTTTTAAAACGATTCCGCAAATTTTTGCAGAAGCGTGATATTTAGTCAAATCTTGATCTGAAATCATCTTATAATAATCGTTTTTAAATAATATTATAATTAAAAACGAATATCGTAATTAAAAACGAATATTGTAATTAAAAACGAATATTTTTTTTAAATTCATTTATTGTTTTAATTTTTTAAACCATTTTTTTATATCACTAAGATTTAACCATACTGATTCTGTTGTACGTTTAATAATTTCATCTGGGTTAAATTTTTCAGAAGTTATCAAATTATTTAATAAAGAATTCTCAATATTATCATTAATAATTTCATTAGATATGTTATCTAATAAGAAGTCAAGATTTTCTATATTTTTATCAGAAACTAAGGGTTCAATAATTTCCTTGACCATTTTTATTTTTTGTAATTTTTGTATACTAGAATTTTTGATAATATCTACAACTTTTTGTTTTGATATATCATTATTAACTATTTTTTCTCCAATTGTTTTCTTGATTTCATAAATTATTGTATTATTATTATTTATATCACTATTCCAGATTTGTTCTTTATTATCAACAATTTTCTTATTAGACAAAATATCGTCGATATCTGAATAATATTTTTGTTTTAATATAGGTATATTAATGTCTTGTATAATATCAGTATTTTTTACAGGTATAATTTGTCCAAAATTACTAAGAGCACCAGTATAAATATTATCTTTAACAGTAAATCCTAAGATTGACATTTTTGGTTCTATATTTAAATCATTAAAATCATCTATTAAATCTAGTAATTTTTGGACATCAACAGCTTTATTTTTAGATATAAAATCAGATAACATTACAGATGGTATCTTGTTTATTATTCCAGTTTCTTGTATTGGTATAATCAATCCTCTTTTTGTTACAATAAAATTTATTTTATTAAAGGAATTTACCAACTGAAGTAATATTTCTTGTTTGTCTTTTAATTGTTGTATTATATAACTTGCTAAATACAATTCGTCATATGGATATTTATCAGGTAATTCGTTTTCTTTTACACATGTTTTTGTATAATAGTCTACAAAAAAGTTTACTATATTATCCTTTGGACCTTGATTAGAATTATAATCAAATACAAATGTTATTTTTTGTTGTACTTTTTCCGATATTTGTATTTTTTCAGATGTTTTATTCCATATAGCTGCATTATTTAAAACTATTAATTCAAAGGAATTTTGTTTTTTAACAAGTAATAGGAATGGTTTATTCAAATCTTGTTTGATATTTAAATTACAAACAAGTCTCATATCTTCGTATACAAAGTTTGTTTTGGATAAAGTCTCTACATAAGGTATTTCAATAATTAATATATTACATTTTAATACAATTTGAACCAAGTCAATAATATCTGTCCAATGAATATCTTGTTCTATTTTGTTTATATATTCTTGCATATTACCATATCGTAAACTAATATTTCCACTATTTAATTTTATAAAATCATCAGGATTTTGTAACAAATGATTTATCAATAAACGCTTCAAAGCATATGTATTATCAATTTTAAACTCTGATTTATTGCTTATGGATTCAACTATACAATTTAAAAACGATAACTGATTTTGATTTACACCCCAACGCAAAAATGCTCCTTGTTTACGTGTTACAAATTCATTTAACAACTTGTTTAAACCTGGTTGTAATATACCTTGTCGTTTATGACCTAACAATTTATCAGTTGTAATAATATGTTTTGTTGATAAATTTTTATCTTCTTTGACAACTCTATAAACAGGTTGGGGATTTTCAAAACAAGAAGGGTAAGATTTTATATTATATCCAAAAATTTTTTCTTTATCGTGATGTTTACAACTAGCATTGATATCTTCTTTAGTAGCTTCATTAATATTAGGTATATGTAAACAGTTATTTTTCTTTGGTTTTGTTATTAATTGATACAATGGAACTTCTGTTAACCAAATTGTTTCGCCTTTTTCATTGACAGAATCTTTATCTATTTTTTGTATTAAATCTTGTTGATGAATATGTATTAATGGGAAGCCTGTTGTTTGTCCAGGATTTAAATAAAAATATCTAGACAAAGACAAATCAAGATTTTCAACTGATTCAGATGTAACCTTTATAACAAACGTATTAAATACTGTATCTTGATGTTGTACCTGTAAAAGTAAATTTGAAGGTTGTACTTTTATTTCCAAAATTTCTGAACTAACAATATTTTCTAAACCTTTTCCTGGATATTTAAAACAACACGGTATATCACCTGATAATCCTGGGTATATATGTTTACTAGTACTATCACATATATATTTATTACCTTTGTAGACTAAAACCAATTCTGGATCTTGTATTTTAGTTTCGTTATCAATTTTAGGTTGACGATTTTTTTGACAAATAATAGAAGATGTTTTTCCACCGAGTTCTCTAACCTTTTTGACATTTTGTTTACGTTCTTTTAAAATAACTTCTTCATCTTCAGATTCATCGTCTTCAAATATATTTTTCTTTATTTTATTAGAAATTTCTGAAAGAATCATTATTTCGTCAATTATTGTTTTTGACTGTATTAAATTATAAGCTCCATATATAACAATTGCACTCGAATCCAATTTATATGGATTATCTTTAATATTTATAGTTATACCAAGTTTATCAAGAGACTCTACTTCGTTTTCGCGTTTTCCAAAACGTTTATAATACATTGAAATAATATCTTTTATATCTTTTGCATCAAACATTCTAGAAGCTTCGTATTTTGTTAAAATTTGTTTAAATTTTGTCTTGTTAATTTTTTTATTAGTTTCTAAAACTGAACTAACAGAAGTTAAAGAAGATTTCATTTCATCTGTTTTTTGTAAGCGTTTAGATTGAGTAAATATACCATATAATAAATTTATACGTTCTATTAATTTGTCAATGGTATTTCTAATACTTTTATCTATAAGATACATTGATCTTTGATCATCATCTTCATCAAAATTTACACGTATAGTTATTAAACCATTTTCATTTAATATAACAGTAATATAACTGTTTTGTAGTTTTGTTGTTTTTACATCTTGTAAATGACATTTAAACATTAAACCTTTTATTTTTTTATATACTGCTTTGTTTTGTTTTTTCTTTTCATTCAAAAACCAAGATTTGATTATATTTTCATTTAAAGTATTAATAATTTTATTGTATATCTTTACTTTTGGATCTTTTCTAGGACTATCATTAAATGCGATTAATGGTATATCATCTGACAATTCAAACAAATTAAATATTTGGGATAATTTTATAAATTTTCCAGCAAATCCACTTTCATAATTTTTACTTTTATATTTGAAATTAATAGTTGTAAATACGAAATTTGGGAAACCTTGATCTGTAGAATCATAATATTTTTCCGGATTATAAGAATATACCTTATCATAAAAATCTTTTAAAATTTCATTATCACGTTTTTGTTTTTTATTTTGAATATCAAATGTACTTTTAATAGTTGTAAAAAATTGTTTGATATCTTTCATCAAAAGATTATTCTCATCAGAGCTGATTATTTTTACATCTAATGATTTATTAAAATTAAACATTTTCATTTTTATTATTATTTCTAAATCATCTTGTCTTAGTTCGGTAAAATCTTCAACTAATTTCTCATATAATTCCAAAATTATAGAATCATCATTTTTTAAACAAGTATATAATTTATAAGCATCTAAATCGATATTATCGTATTTTTCTTTATTAATTATAATATCAAATACAGATGTTACATATATATTATATGTATCAGAAATATCAGAAATATAAAAAGATAAATTACGTGTTTCATCTTTTAAAATTATATTATTCATTTCCAATTTAATTAAATTAGGATAGAAAGATATAGTTTGTTTATAAAAATCATCAGTGTTTGCAAATATTTTGTTTTTTATTTCAGAAATAGTATCGTCTATTAAAACACCATAAAGTTTACCATTATCATTTAATGATTGGTTTTTTGTTTTATGAATGATATTTACACCTAATGCCATTTGTTACAATTTACAAAGAAATAAACTTTTTTAGAATTACTTATTCTATAAAAACTCTTCTTTTAATATCTGATTCAACTAATTTGCACAAATTATAAAATTCACTAGTAGCTGTTTCAATTTGTTCATTGGTTTTAAAACCAGTAGCTATTACATTTCCACTCTGAAATACTAAAAATGTAATATTTATACAAGTGCATTTATTGCTACAAGGACACAAACCTGGTTTATTCTGTTTATTAAATTCCAAAGGAATTTTGTAAACTATTTTAACACCTGAATAAGATTCTGGTTTGTATTTACAAATATAATTCATATTAATTAGTTTTTCATAAAAACGTTGTCTATTAATAGTATAATTAATTGTAAAATAAACATTTATACAATTTACATTTAAATCAATATACTTTTCAAAATCATCATTTATAACATATTTCTTATCTAAAAAGGGATTGCAAGAATAATTAATTTCCATAATATCATCTTGATTAGATATATCAGTAATCTTATTTTTATCAATATTATAAGAAATTTGTCCAATTATAGATTCATTATTATAGTAAATAAAACCAGTTTCAGTATCTATATAGATATTATTATTTTTTTTATAAAATTTATGTCTGTTTTTTAAAAGTTCGATTTTAGTATATCCTATATATTCGCCATCTAAATTACATATAAAATGTCTTCTTTGTGTTTCCATTTTTTCAGTTATAAACATATTTGTTTTTTTGTCTATAACATAATCTTTGTTTTTAATTATATATTTTTTCTGTTCCATATCTTTACAGTATCCTATAATTTGTTGTTCAGAATACGAATAAACTAATTTATCTTTATCTGATAAAATTCCATTTATATCTTTTGTAATCAAAATAATATCAAATTTAGTTTTAAGTAAACAAAGTTTATCATAAAGAAGTTTTGTAACTGTTATACCTTCTTTTATTGATTTACATCCAGTTAAATGTAAACTACCATTTCCAAAAAGTTTTACATTTACATTATTACCATTGTTATTTAATATAATCGAAACTTGGTTGTAAAACAACTTTTTGTTAATTTTATCAAGATCTTTTGTTTTTGCTTTTTTATAAATAGTTGTAGAATATTTTCCTTTCATAATACTTAAACCTGCACAATTATATTTTAAACCAACAATATCATTATCTATTTCCATATATTTTCCAATATTTGTTAAATTTAATTGACATTCTGGTAATTTTGTAGTCAAAGTTATTGTTGAAATCTTAATATCCATTAAATTCAACTGTTTTCTTTTTATATTCAATTTTCTTTAAGTAAAAAATTGTATTTAAAAATAGTAATTTCGGGATTGTTTTTTATTATATATATAATATAATGACAAACATTAATAAGATACTTATTTTAGTTATTGTTTTAAGCATATTCTATATATTATTTAGTTATCGTGAAAATCTAAGTGCTAATATAGTTACAAACGTATTTTCCGACCTAAGATGTCTAACAGATGATTTACCGATAGTAAGATTAATAGATAACAAAACATTTCAATGTATAACAAAAAATAAAAATGATACTACAAATTGTATGTTACGAAGTGACTTTAAAATACCAGATACAATTCCTTGTAATCAAATTAATCAATATTTGTCAAGAGAAGGTGTTAGAGATAAATCATTGCCAACAAGACAATTATTTGACAATTTAGAGAAAGATGTAGATTATAATTTTATAACTTGTAATCAAGACGCATTAAATGATCCTAATCACTGGTGTGGTAAATTATATAAAAATGTTACTGATGTAAAATGCCCTTCTACAGAAGGTAAATTTGGATTCTTTGTAAACGCTTGTAAAAATATGCCAGAATATGCATCATTGCCTATATCCGGATCATTAACATCTATCACAACAAGAGAAAATATTATAGACGCCAAGGCTGAAGCAAAACTCATTTCTGATATATCAAGAAATCCTGCACTTTGTGGTGGTGTAACTCCTTGTAGAAATGAACTTTTTACACGAAATTGTACATTTAGAAATAACCAAAATGGAAATATTTCTATAATTGATAAAAGATCTAATCAAATTATATGGCAATCAAATACTACTAATTTAGGCCAAGGTCCGTATAAATTAGAAATAACATCAAATGGAAATTTTGTATTAACAGATAAAAATAATACAACAATATGGCAATCTGGAACTTCTGGTACAAATATTGATAAATTATATAAAACAAATTTATTAGAACAAAATAACAAATGTATTTTGGAACTTACTGACAAAACAAATAAAATATTATGGTCATCTCCTTTACCTGATATATACCCTTTACCTTTACAACAAGCACCTTTACAAACGCAACCAATAACTGCAACAAGAAGTATAGTTCCTGTAAGACGTTAATTAATCATCAAAAACAATTTCATCTATTTGTGCCTGAATTTTAAGTATATTATTTAAAAAATATATACCTAAACTTGATAATACGTGCCAAACTGCGTGTAATTGAAGTGATTCTATGTATTTACAAAATAAATTATCCAAACACCAAATAAAAATACTTGCACTATATATATAAACACCGTTGTACATATGACTTTTCATCTCATTTCTTAAATAAATGTATTGTTTAATTTTTTTTTGAGCAATTTGTAATAAAACAGAATCTTTTAAATAATTATCTCTTCTATTAATATCATATAGACTAGATATCATCATTGTTCTTTTTAAAATAGTTTGTTGTCTTTTTATAAAATCTTGTTTTTGATATATTTTTGAATATACAACAGAATTTAATGAATGTGACAACTTGTATAATACAAACAATATACTTATTTCTACTATTTTTAATGTAATATGAAATGTAAATATTTGTAACTTTGGATGTATAAAGTAAACTAGTATAATTACCTTGATCATTTTATAACTTGATAATAACAATCGTTCCAAATTTTCATTCGTGTTTTTGTCAAGAGTTTTTTTACAAGTTTGTAAAGATAATAATAAAAGTAGATATTCATTTGCCATAAATATCATAGGCAATTCATCCAATAATTGAAATGGATAAAATAATGTACTGTGAAACAATATTGTACCTATACCAACTAAACAAAAACATCCAATAATTCTCATAAAATTAACGTAATATTTTGTATTTAAAATCCATGTTTGATTCTCGTGATAAAAAAATAAAGATGATAATACCAAAGAAATTCCTGTAATAGTATTCCAATACTCTGCAATATAATTCGATATTAAATAATTTGATTCACACCAATCAACTGTACTTGGTAATATCATTTGTTGTGTCAATTTTTTCTATTTTTTCTATTTTTTCATTTTTTTCTATTTTTTGATTAAAATTTTTTTAAATATGTATATTATAAGATTCAATGTCTCATTTTTCATTCACCAGATCTGCTTATGACAATTGTGCTATAGAAAAAAAGGATCAAGAAAGCACTGCCCCATTCAATTGGGTTACAGATAATACTATTGCCGAATCAAAAAACGTATGTTTTGAAAGTACATCTCCATTTATGCAAAATCCATTTAGAAGTGTTCCAAGTTCTGCCATTGATGTAGAAAGTGATCTAAGGGGGCAAAAATTCTCAATGTCTAAATGTCCTACACATAAATTTAATCCAGAAAAGGCAGAAAAAATAAACACAAACATAAATGAATGTAAAGATAATGGTTTAATCCCACAATATACAAGAATTAACAAATCTTGTAATATATTTAGTGGTATTAATATAAATCGTTTCCATCCTCTATGTGAAGATTTACAACAAGTTAATAAAATACATAACAATTCCTTTATAGGTAAAAATACACGTCTTGAAATAAAAGACGCTTTTAAAGACAAACAAGAAACAAAAAGACCAAATTATAATTTTAAATTTGATGTTAAAAATAATTGCGAATCAGGTAAATTTAGATGTAGTAATTTAATATATCCTGAAAATAACTAAATGATTATATAATATTATATATTTTTTAATTTTCTCCACCATCTCTGAATAATGGTAGCTGCACTGTTATCCTTAATACCTTTAGATGTTAAAAATGTATTTGGTATTACATCAAGTGTTGATGTACAAAATCTTCCATCTTCTGAAAAATATAAACCCATTGTATATTACGTATATATAAATAACTTTAAATTCACTCATTTACAATTTATCAAACAATCTTTTAAAATCGCGTTCTTTAGATTTTTCAACGTTTTTGAAGATATATTCTATATCTTGAATTTCTAACAAATTTTCTGAATTTATTTCATTACTTTGTTCGTTATTTTCTTTATTTTCCCCATCTTCATTTTCATTTTCATTTTCATTTTGCTTTTCATTTTCCTTTTCATTTTGCTTTTCATTTTCATTTTTAATTTGATTTTTATATATAAAATATATATCGCTAATTTTGTACATACAATATAACATACCTATAACAGTTACACTACCACTTGTTTGTCCAAATCCTTGTATAAAAGATGCCCATAATAATTTATTAACAGTTGACATTGTTGACACTTGTATATAATTTATAATTAGAAAAATATAGTATTTTTTAAACACACTTGTGTAAAACAATAATACTTTTTATATTTTTAATATATTAGATTTTAATATATTAGATGAATAATATAATTGAGCCATTCAAACAAGTTTTTATATCGCAAAAAAATTCAGGATATTTGTTTGATTTAATCACAAACAAAACAATACATTCTAAACCATATCTCAAGGATATTTTCTTAAAAAACATGAACTTGTACAGAGAGAACATGATCGATATACAACAACTTATATTCAAAGACTATTTCAATATAATTTATAATAATTATGCTTCATCAGGGAATATAGATTTAGAAGATATTTTAATAGAATTAAATAAAATAACCGTTTCCAAATTTGAATTTATTTTATGCAATGATTTATCTAAAAAATATCACCAATACCAAATCGAATATAAACAAAATGAATCTAAGCAAATTATAAACACGAATCTAAATACCCATCTAAATACTAATCTAAATAAAAGTACAAATTTAAATAACAATAATACAAATCTAGATAGTCTAAATACCAATTCTACAAGGGGTGATAAAAACAAAAATGAATCTATTCAAAATAAAAATGAAAATTATAGGGGAATTGAAAATGAAAATTATAGGGGAATTGAAAATGAAAATGAAAATTATAGCGGGAATGAAAATGTTTTAAAAATATATTATAAAGAGTTCTTTTCAGATAATGCTATATACGAAAATGGAACTTATAAATTTCCATTTTATTTAGACAATATAAAAACTATAAATATAGATAAAATAAAGATAAAATGCAATTTGTATAATATAAATGAATATAACAATAAATTTTATTTAATAGAACAAAATAACAAAACATTAATTACAATACCTATAGGTTATTATGACATTGAATTTATTTTGCAAATTATATCAGAGTGTTTAAATGGTGCGTCTATAAATAAAAAGAAGGATTATTATTACAAAGTGTATAATAATACAATAAAGAACAAAATTTGTTTTTGTTGCGAATTATTGAATCCTGATAAGATAGGTAGACCAGTTACTTTTAGTATTTCTTTTATTGAAAATAAAAAATCAATTGAAAAGGATACAACAGAAAATATATTGTCATTACAAGAAATGCTAGGATTTACTAAAAATGACTATTCTAATAATAATTTTTATATAGCAGAAGATCATCCAAATATCAATTTATTTGAAGAAATATATATTAAATTATTTATTAATAATGACGAGTTAAATAAATACGAATCATCAAAAAAAGATTTTTGTTTCTTTGAATCGATAGATATAAATATGAACGAATCCTTTGGTAAACTATTAATATCAAATCTAACAAACAATCCATATTATATACAAAATAATAATTTGAAAACAAAAGACTTGTCAATAAAATTGTACAACTCTTATGATTCTTATATAACAAGTCCACTATGGTTTAAATTAAATTTGTCATTTGAATATGTATAAGATTATTTATTATATATTTATATATTTATAAAATAAATAATATATTGTTATTATTTAATGAACACGTTAAATAAAATGATCGATTTTAATTTATCAACGGAAACATTACAGAATTATTATACAAAAATTGATGAAAATTATTGTTGTGTTTGTTTTACAGAAAAGCAATATATATGTGATCGTATTACAAATGAAATTTTATCATTATCAGATGTTGAATGTAAGTTTTTTGCGGATAATACAATACCGAATGAACTATTAGTAAAAAGTTCTTGTAATATACATTATATATGTATATATTGTATTAGAAAACTTGTAAATAATTATGAAAATCACCCAATAAATGATTCTAATTCACACTTGTCCTGTCCATATCCTTTTGATGATTGTGTAACATCAATTGGATTTAAAAATATTTTTGATCATAACTTAATAAAAAAAGTTTGTAATGAACAAGAATGGTTAAATTATATATCTCACGCTGAAAATTACTCATTTCCAGGTTGGACAATTATAAAATGTCCTATATTATACTATAAAATGGGTGAAAGAGTTTTATGTAATACAGATATTTTGTTAGAAAATGAAATTATAAAAAATAACGGAATAGGTGATTTAATAATAGACTGCACTCAAAATCCGGATTGTTTGAAACGCTTTTGTTTTAATTGTAAACAAACTCTATCATATTATCAAACAGATTGTTATGATTGTAAAACAACATATGAAAATGAAAACCCATATGTTTTTAATTATTATTTTAATAAAATGAAAAACATAGTTGACAATATTAACTTAGATAATACTATTATCAATTACGATGAAGACTCGTATTTATACAAAAATAATGAGATTACTGAATCCATAGCAGTTGAACAAATTCTAAACATTATTGAAAATACAAATTTATATTTTATATGTCCTATTTGTAAAATAAGTTTATATAAAACGGAACGTTGTAATGGATTATCTCACCATAATATAGAACGCTGTTATGCGTGTGGTAGAATTGGATTCAAGACTAGAGGATTAGGTGAACATTGGAACACAAATGGATTAGGTGGATGTTTTAGGTTTGACCACGATGCATATGTTAAAAATCAAGTACCGTCATATAAATGCAATGATTCTTATTGTTCTAATCACGATCGTGGAGATTGTATAGAAGAAGATCATCAACAAGGTATAAAAGATTTATGTAATACTAGAAAAAAAGGTTATATTTATCATATGTTGAAATCTTTACTACCTGATATAAGATTAAAAGTATACGATACTCTTTATGATAAATTAATAGATTCCGACTACTTACCATATAAACAAACATTATGTTTATTATCAAAGTTAAAAAGTCATATAAAAGACTATTCTGAAAATGTTTTTTATGAATCAATTAATTGTATACATCCTTGTAATATACCAGAATTTACTACAAAGAATACAATAATAAATACAGATGATTATCTAACATCATATGGTATAAAAATAAAACTATCAGATTCTTATACGAATAATAGTCAGTTTAATTATTATTTAAATACATCATCTGACAATGAAGATACCGTATCAAACGATAGTACAACACATTTATTATCAAACACCTCGCCAATTAGATTACAAACATCAAGAATATTAGAAGAAATCATCTTAGAATTGAATAATCAAAATAATCAAAATAATCAAAATAATCAAAATGCAACACCTTCTTCAACAAATCCAATTATAACAGAATTTTTACCACAAATGGAATCTGATATAACAGATTTATTACCACAAATACAATCATCTGATCAATTTTTAAACATAAATATAAATTCCGATATAACATATCATTTATCAAATATTACATCAGAGAACATTGTTCAAGATCAAGAAATATTAAGATACAATGGTTATTCACTTATAAATAAGAATATTGATTCTGATGATGAATAATAATTTACTTTTTCTTAATTACTTTTTCTTAATGATAGCTTTAATTTTATCTTCAACAACAAATTTTTTATTTTGTAAAATAGATTGTGTTAATTCTTCAGCTCGTTTTGTATCATTTAATTTTTCTGCCAATTTTTCCATAATAACTTCCTTTTTAAATGTTTGTGATATTTTTTTAGCATATAATACTATCTCTCCATCTTTTAAAGATATACTATCCATATCATTTGTTACCATATAATCTTTAATATCAGATTCAAGTGACTCTAATTCTTTTTTCCACAATTTTTGTTGTTTACGCGAATCTGATAACTGTTTCTGCAGTTCTAAATATTTTTTAAATTTATCTTGAATTATAGAAGACATATTATTATATTATACATTAAAAATATATATGTTTATTTTAAACGTATATATAATTTACATTTTATGTAAATAAATACTTTCATTATATCTATAAGAGCAATTGTGTTTTGTTGTATTAATATCAAACTCTTTATTACAAATAATACAAGTCATTTTTTTATCCTTTTCAATCCTTTTACATTTAACCATTGTTAGTTTATAAGTATAAAAATAAAAAAATTTAATTTAAAAAACTTACCTATATTTATTATATGTTTGCTACAAAATATAAACCTACAACACAAAAATCATTATTTCACAAAGATATAGTAAATCACATTAGGAAATGGATAAAAATGGTTGAAGAATTTGCAGACAATAATAAATCAACAAAACATATTTTATTTTTATATGGACCAATTGGTTGTTCAAAAACTGTTACAGTGGAATGTCTATTTAAAGGATATAATTTGTTTGAAATAGATGCTGATATTATTAGGTCAGCAGACAAAATATCTGAAGTATATGATGGTTTAGTAAATTTTAGAGAACGTACATTAGCAAATATTGAAAAATGGAATTATAAAAATAATAAAGAAAAATCAAATATAATAATTGTAGATAATTTAGAATTATGCGAAAAGGGTATAGAAGGATTTATAGAAAATATTCACATCAAAAGAAATATCAATATACCAATTATTATGATTTGTAATTCTATAAAGTATAAAGACTTATTTATAAACCATCCTAACTGTACATTTTTAGAATTTAAGAAACCTAGTTTATTAGAATTATCAAAATTAAGTTGTGAAATAAATAAATCAGAAAAGTTAGATTTAACAAAAGATCAAATTCGAAAAATAGTAGAAAAATCAGAATATGATATTCGTCAATTGCTATTTCTTTTAGAACAATGGCATCTAACAACTAACGCGTGTTTTGATATATTTTTAGAAAACATCGAAATAAAAAATATAGATAGAGATTTGTTAGAAAAAATGGAATATCTATGTAATTATTCTAAAAATTTCGATTTTACTAACCATTTCGTAATATCATCATCAGAACCTCTAACATTATCAAATTCTATATATCAAAATTATATTAATTTACCACTTGATATAAAACTAACAAAACAGCAAAATATAGAATATTTGGATAATATTACAAATATAATGGATAATATATCCGTTTCAAATATTATCCACAATGAAATTTATGAAAATCAAAACTGGGATTTATATAACTCTTATATTGCACAATCTAGTGTTATACCAAGTTATTACGTAAAAAAAAACAATAAAATATTATTTGATACATACTTATCCACAAAAAGAAAATTAGACAAAGATACAGAAACAGCGATTGATACAGAAATAGCGACCACAGAAATAGCGACAACAGAAATAGCGACTGATATAGATATTCAAGAAATAAGAGATTTTAATGATGAAATTTACAAGTATGTATGTTTTAAAGATATTTCGTATAATTTCATAAATTCATACATGGATGTAAAAAGAATATCAAATGTTAATTTGTATTCTAAAATGTTACATTCTAAAAATATTTATAAGAGTCAAATTATAAGTGATCCAATATCTTGTTTTTACATAATACAAATTTACATTAAATGCATAGATAATCTAAACACTTATTTTAATAAAAATAAAAAAGGAAAAAATACGACAAAAAAAGAGAAATTAGAACTATGTAATAATATTGGGGATAATAATGATGTAAAATATTCTTTAGATACTTTGGTTGATAGTATTTACGAATATAGATTATTTGAAATTGATATAGATGATTTTTTAATGAATAAATCAAAATACAAAAACGATGATAATATAAAAAGTAATATTCAAAAAGTTGATTTACGTATTTTTAAACGTTTATTAAATATTTTTACAATTGATGACAAACATAAAAATTTCAAATCACATATTGAAACATCGATTCAATATAAAATATTACAAAAATTAGTACAAGATAATGATAATGAATCTAAAAAAATATCACTTGATATAGAGAATGTACTAACACAAGATTTAAATACAATATGGAATATATAATTTAACGTCTACTATCTTTATCTACAACAGCAGAATATAAACTAACCAAACTAATCAATATAAATAGTATATTAGATACTAAATTTACAATAATAAAAGTAAAATTATCTTTTTTTTGTTCTTTATATTCAGGATGTTTTTCAAAACACCCTGTTGCAATAGAAGATGTTGCAACACCAATTATACCTGCAATTAAAAATAGACAAGCTATAGCGATCATTTCTAGTTGTGTATTAGCCATTTTTATTTATAATATAATATATAAATATAAAAAAAAATTAAAGATAAAAAAATTAATTAGTATACAATCTTAGAAATTCAAATCCAATTGTAAATTAACAAGACATTTTTTTGCACATTCTTGTTCAGCATTTGTCACTTTTCTACCAAATCCTATACCCAAAATATACTCACCTTTTTGATGTAAAGTTATTAATTTTAAATAAACTTGTGAATTTTTTGTACGATATTCATCTATCACCTTACAAGTAAAATTTTTAATATTGTTTTGAATAGTTTTATCTAGTAATTCGAATTGTTCAATGTTCAAAGTTAAAATTCTAGTAAAAACTTTTCTATAAAGTGGTCCTTCTTCATTCAAAGAAGAATATACAGGTGTTTTCCATTTTAAAGATTGAAAATAACGTTGTAAACTATCTTTAAAATTATCATTTTTGGATATAAGTTCAGCAAAATCAATAATGTTTTCAATAACAGATCGTACAAACCTATCTGCGTATAAATAACCACGTTCACCAAAATCAACAAGTATTGAACCTATAAAGGCTTCAAATGCATCTTCATAATAACTTGGAGTATTTCTACCACGATCTAAATCCAAAATTGTTTGATTTTCAACTTGTAAAGACAATAATAAAAATTTTTTAAATCCTAGTGTTACACCTATTTTATGTAACATTGAACATTTTTCTATTTTTATTTTTAATCTTGTTAAAAATCCTTCACGTTCAGTATCAAAACGTTCATATAAATATCTACCCATTACAGCCTTTAAAATATGATCACCTAGATATTCCAATCTTTCACTAGATTCTCTAGGAACGTAATGAAATACTATATCTGAACTTTGATATGATTGATCTGTTTTTGTAAAACGATGTTGAACAGATTGATAATAACTTTCATGTACGAATGCGTGTTGGTAATGTTCTAAATTATTTATAACTAATCTGGATCCATTATCTCCAATATTTTCAAAATAATTTAGAATATTTTCAACTTCTGTTTTTGTTATAAGACGATTGTTAGAATTATCCATATTAATTCTGTTTTTTATTAATAATTCAATTTTTATAAGTAATACAAGTAATAACATCACACTTAAAAACAATTGAAAAATATAAACGATTTACGATTTCTAAATGAATAAATATATGATATTACGATTACTTTCACAACCTAAAAAAGATAATGTAATTAAAAAAGATAATGTAATTAAAAAAGATAATGTAATTAAAAAAGATAATAATAATAATATCGACAACACCAAGAACATCACCAATGTCAATATTGAACAAAAAAATGCAACTTTTGAAATCGATAATGATACTTTGTTAATGTTACTCGGGCTATGAATAAAAAATTGAATTTTTTTTCAGATTGTAAAGAATTACAATGTCTAACATTACTATTAATCGCAACCAAGTGTCTTCTTGCAACGTTTGTGTAGAAGATTTTAACAAAAAAAATCACAAGACTGAATGTCCATACTGTCATTTTGATGTATGTAAAAAATGTAATGAAAAATATTTACTTGACTCGCACGAAGATGCGCACTGTATGAATTGTAAAAAACATTGGAATTACAATGTTTTACTCAGTTTATTTACAAGAAAGTTTGTAGATATAACTTATAAAAAACATTTTGAACATATGTTATTCGAAAGGGAAATGACATTATTTCCATCAACACAAATTGCTATTGAACAAGAACGTTATCGAGAAAGTGTTAAATCAGAAATGACTTTAATTCAAAATGAAATTATACAATTAAAAAGACGTTTAACATGTTTAAAAATTAAATATGATAATCCCAAACAAAATTATACTTTAATTAAAAAATGTCCTGAATATAATTGTAAAGGTTATTTATCAAGCGATTGGAAATGTGGTATATGCGAAAAATTTTCTTGTAAAGATTGTAATCAAGTATTGGGTGAGTATATTGATGTTGATCACTTGTGTAAAACAGAAGATATCGAAACAGCTAAACTCTTACAAAAGGAAACCAAACCTTGTCCAAATTGTTCAATTCCAATCTATAAATTAGAAGGATGTGATCAAATGTTTTGTGTACAATGTAAAACACCATTCAGCTGGAAAACATTAAAAATAGTAAAGGGTCAAATTCACAATCCGCATTATTTGGAAATGGTTAATAACAATGGGAACCAAGAAAGAAATCCATTAGAAACTCGTTGTGGAAGAGAAATCGATGAAATCATCCCATATGTTGATCGATATTTTTCACAGGAATTATATAATATTTCAATCAATATTAGAACAATTCAACGTTTTGAAATGCCAAAATTGATTAACAATGCAAACCACAATAATTTAGATTTAAGAAAAAGATATCTTAAATCTGAAATATCAGAAGATGAATTTAAAAAACAATTACAAAAAAGACACAAACAAAAAATTAAGAACAAGGAAATTTTAGATGTATTGTACATGTACACAAATACATCTATTGAAATCTTATATAGATATCTTGATATGTATGGACAAAAATATGGACCTCAATTAATTCCAATATCACCAATACACTATAATGTTAAATACGAAATTGACGAATTGAGAAATTATACAAATCAATGTTTCGTAAAAATAGGATCAACTTATAAAGCATCAACACGTGTTTATATTAATGATAATGGTACTATTAACATGGCTAATAGTACATTTATAACAAGAAATTCTCTTAGTGTATAACTTAAATATAACTTCAATAAAAATAATTTTCAACATTTTATTATATTAAACCAACTTTATCAAAAATATCCTTTAGCATTATTATTTCTTCATCATTAAAAGTTTTTTGTAGATAATCTATATTAAACTTTAGTTTTAATACACCACATTCATTGTTACGTTTTAATCCTTTATTATATATAATATATTCTCTATTTGGATTTATTATACCGAAACCCTTTGTATCAACTGTCATACTACCTGTAAAAAATGGTATATTAATTAATTTACCTATAATTGATTCTCTATAAGATAAATGTATCTTGCAAATTAAATCTAATCCTTGTCTTTGAAAAAAGGAATGCTCTTCAACTGATATAGTAACTACAAAGTTACCAGAAATTTCATTTTCTTTTGTAGCTTGTTCTCCCCAACCATCAAACACAAATCTTTTACCATTTTCTATACCTTGTTCTATTTGTATTTCAAAAATTTTTTCTTCTATAATTTCTCCATTTAAATTACAGGATTCACAATTTTTTGATTTATCCTTACTCTTACCTTTACCATTACATACAGTACAAGTATTTTGAACAATTTGTGTAAACGGTCCCAATTTTACGTGTTGTACAATAACACCTTTTCCATTACATTTTAAACAATTTGAAATACAATTTTTACATAATATAGATCTATGAACTCTTAATTTTTTAATCGTACCAAAAAAAACATCATTTAATGTTACTTTACATGTATAAGAATGATCGTTTTTCTTTACAATTTTTTCATCTTGTCTATGATGTTTAAAAAATGGATGATCAAATCCAAATGGAAACATATCTTCAAAACCAGAATTTGCTGCAGGATTATCATATTGTTTTCTTTTATCTGAATTAGATAAAGTTTCATATGCTTCCTGAATTTTTTGAAATTGATCCTTATCACCTCCTTTATCCGGATGATTAGTTCTAGCTAAACGTCTATAAGCATTTTTAATATCTTCATTTGATGCATTTTTTGACACACCTAGAATATTATAATAATCTGTCGTCATCTTTATATAATATTATTAATTTTAAATACATTTTTAAACCAACATTTTTAAAAATATATTTACATTATGTTGTTGTTATAGCTCTAAATTTCATTGTTGTTTCAAGCCAGTTTACTGTATCACTACTTGTATATTTTATTTGTCCATTTGTTTCTATTGTAAAATCAACACCTACGTCATCACCTATAGAATTATAATCTAATATCCATCCAGAACGTTTTTTCAATCCTCTTAATTCAAATAAAGCATCATATTCATCGTCAGTTGTTGTAACTGATATGCATACCATTGCAGAAAAAGATTTTGTATTTTCAAATAGGAATCCTTGAATTTGTGTAGGAGTTGTTACATTATTGTCAGCGTTAAATGATCTTTCTGCTGAAATATCATCTGAATTAGGTGTAACATCCACATTGTTTACTACTAATTGTTCTCCTACAAATAATTCTTTATTAATACTGACACCACCATATGCAACAAAAGTTGATCCTGTACTTAAATTAACAGTTGAACTAGTATTTGTTAATACAATTGTTGAAGAATTTCCTAAAACTAATTGATTATTTTGATATATTAAATCAGATGTTCCTATTATAGGATCTATTCCATTTCCTCTTAAAATGGTATACGGGTTCAAATATGTATTACCTGTACCACCTTTACTAACTTGTAGAGGCTTCAATGAAGTAAGTGGAGAGTTTTTTATAAATTTAATATTAGCATCTACATTGTTAGAATTTGTATAAGTTATATAACCAATACCTCCAACTGTACTAATATAGAATTTTATACCTGTATAGTCACCTATATATCTATAATTTATATTCCATAAATTATTAGAAACAACACCTTGTATTTCATACATTGAAGATTTATTTAGTAAAGGAACATTCACTAGAAATGTCATTTCAAAATAATTTTGATCTATAGGAATTCCTAGTTGCGTTTCATCTATAATATCTGGTATATCTGTATTTGCAACCAAGACAATTGGTGTTTGGGATGTTGGAATACTTGCATTAATTACACGTAATGTGTAATCATTACTAGAATTCGCATTAGTATATTGAATAATTATATCAGAACCACTTACTCTTATACCAAATCGAATATTTCTAACATTTCCTATATTATAAGTATTAATCGTCCAATCAGAACCTGTTAAAACACAATTTGCTAAAATCATTCCATAGCTATTATCTATAACACTTGATACATATATAACTAATTTTATAGAATCAACATTTGTTGTTGCAAAAGTTAAAGTAGGTATGTCTGTAAATATATCAATATTTGGTGACAAGTTAAAGTTTATTTGTTCAGAACTTGCACTATCATATACTATAGAGTTTGTTACATATTTAATACCAGTTGTACCAACTGAATTTTGATTTGTATACTGTACATAAGCTGCACCACTATCTTCTCTAATATAAAAATCAACACCAGTTGACGTATCACCAATCAAGGTAGATGTCATTAACCAATTATCACCACTGTTTATACCACGAATTGTATACAATGCCGCTCTATTAAGACCTGTTTGTACATAAATATGTGAAATAAATGCTTTTACATCACTGGAAAAGTTAAATCCTGGGATATCTTCAGGTGAACTAATTATACCATTATTTAAAATAAGACTTTGTTCAAATGTATTTTCATTGTTATTTAAATCTAAATTTGCAATCAAATCGTCAACATATAATTTATTTACAGCATCGTAATCATCTACTGGATCAGCTACACTTGTTATATTATTTAAATTTACATCTAATTTACCACCTATATATACATCTTTTAGAAAACTAGCACCACCATTTGTAGTTAAAGTACCCCCTGATCCTAGTCCTATAGCATTTGTTGTATTATTTATTTTAATTGAAGATTGATTTCCTAATGTTAATGTATAATCTTTATAAATAAAGTCATCTGTTCCTATGATAGGACTTGTACCATTCCCTCTTAAAACAGCATATGGTAACAAAGTTGAATTTCCAGTACCACCTATTGGTACTGCTAATGGTTCGAATACATTAGGAACATTTTTAATAAATCTTATATATCCATTCACATTATTTGGATTTGTATATTGTAAAACCCCCACGTTACCACTAAGAGTACTAATGTAGAATTTTATACCTGTGTAATCACCAATTAATTTAGAATTTATTTTCCATAAATTCTTTACTAAAACACCAGTTATTTCGTATAAACTTGACTTGTTTTCATCAGGAACAGTTAATACAATAGACAATGTAAAGCTAGTAACACCTTGAAATGTTAAACTACTAGATCCTATATTAGTAGCCTCTGTTGTATTGGCTAATAATGTTAATTGTGTTTGACCAACTAAAAATTCATCTTGATATACTCTTAAAACATAATCTGAACTACTATTTGTATTCGTATATTGTACTATACCAGAAGTACCAGTCGATCTTATTTTAAAACTCAATCCATCTACGTCACCAATATTTCTTGTACTATAATACCAATTCCCATTAGACAACACTCCATTTAACAATACTAAACCATACCTCTGATCAGTTTCACTAGACACATATATATATAATTTTACAGAATCAATTGTATTATCTGGATAAGTTAATTCTGGTATATCAGTAAAACTTACTATATTACTTGAAATATCTATATTATCTTGAGTTGTACTTTCCAATGTATCTATTCTAGCAAGTGTTGAAAATCTAATAGATGCAAATCCTGTTGTATTAGTATTTGTATATTGTAATACAGCCTGACCATTATTATCTCTTACAGCAAAATTTACACCTATATCATCACCTATAAAAGTACTATTAATAATCCAATCTGTATCTGTATGTATACCTAAAATAGTATAAAAGGCAAACTTTTCATTATTATAATGACCATATACATTAGCAATAAATGCTCTGACAGAGTCTGGTTGATAAAATAATGGAATATCAGCTGGTACCAATACATTGTTTTCTAAATTGAAAATATTTGTACTAATACCTTGACCAGCATTGATATTACTTATAAGATTATCAACATACGCTTTGTTTACAGCATCATAATTTTCAACGGGGTCTGCTACACTTTTAATATTATTTAAATTTACATCTAATTCTCCACCAATAAATACATCTTTTAAAATATTAACTCCTCCATTTATAATCAATGCACCTGTTGTAGAATTTAATCCAGAAGTATTTGATGTATTTGTCAATAAAAGAGTAGTATAATTATTTAAAACCAAAGTCCCTTGTGTACCATTTGTATTAAAAGTTAAATTATCATAACCACGCAAGGAACCAGATGAATCAGCAACAATTAATTGTCCAGCAGTAAAACTACTAAATTTACTAGTTATTAAATTATCAACATAATCTTTGTTTACTGCATCACTTCCTAATATAGGGGTTGCAACATTTTGAATGTTATTCGAATTCACATTTAATATACCACCAATGAAAGCATCTTTACTTATAGATATACCTCCATAACATACAAAACTACCACCAACACTTCCTGTTATATTATCAGTGTTTGATAAAACCACATTACCACCTATATACACATCATCACCAATACTAGCACCACCTGCTACCGTTAAACTACCACCAGTTCCAATACCAGATGCATTTGTCGTATCTGAAATATTTAATGGAATTCGAATATCTATTTTGGTAGTATCAGTTGTAAAAAAATCATATCCTCTAATAGCATCACCATCCGAATCAGCTATAATAATTTGACCTGTAGTAAAATTACCAGATATATTTGATGAATAATTATCAACATAATATTGTACGTAATCTTTTGGAACACCATCAGAACCTAATACTGGCCAAGCTACATTTCTTATTGAATTATTAGTTACATCTAGTTCACCTCCGACTGTTAATCTCTTACCAATGCTAGCACCACCTATAACAGTTAATGCACCACCAGAAGTAACACTTATTGAATTTTGAGTATGTTTTATAGAAATACCACCATCAATGATAACACTAGCTGAAGTAGCATTATCACTAGGAATAGTATAGGGTATATTTATTTGACCATTTTTAAAAGTCACATCTTGAATATTAACACCATTTTGATAATTATATTCTCTTATTAAATCAAAATATAATGTCCCAGAACCTTCTATTGATCCATCTCCTTGAAGCGATGGATTAGCAGAAGGGGCTAAGGACAAATTCCCTTTAATAAGAAAGCCCTCCAGATTCTGTCCAAATCCCGATTCCATTTTAGATTGCAAATAATCTAACTCTTAAGTGTATTTAATATTTTTAATATTGCTTTCTAACGATCTCGACCATATGAAATAAAATCCACACAAATATAGTTTATTTTATTATTATCGTATGTTAAAATGTATTCAAATGTATTCATTACTATCATTTATTCATTATTATCATTGTCATAGTAATTTAGTTTTAAAGAATCTATGTTATAAATAGAAGATCCTATATTTGTTATGCATCGTTTGTATAATTTATCATCAAAAAATTCATCTGTATATTTTTCAAACACCCTATCCAAATTATCATCGCATATTTCATAAAATGGAACTTCTAAACGTTTTAAATATGTAATAAAATTTTTACAATTTGTAGTTTTATTATTTAGAATAACAGGTATTACACCTAAATATAAACACTCCCAAAATCGATGAGTGTCAATTCCATTTCCTCGTAAACATAAACAAAATCTATATGTTGATAATTCTTTAAGATATTCACTATAAGGTTTACCTTGTGAAATTGTTAAACCTCCCTTTTCTTTTATTTTATCCAATACATCCTTTCTATATAAATAAGTATTTGGATTTATATTTACATATATAGCATTCCTTTTGTTTTTACAATACATATCACTCATTGTCTTGTAAATTTGCAATAAATCCCCATGCTTCCACATAGAATTTGCTATACCAATTGGCAACAAACATAATTTATCTGAATTTATTGTAGTGTCAATATTTTGAGCATATACCTTTTTTATATATTTAGAAGTTAACATAGGAATATGTCTATCTGTAACTGAATGATCAGAATTATGACAATAGATTACATATTGAATTGATGAATCCAAGTATGGAAAAATATATTTTTGAAAATGGTCTAAGATATGAGTATAAATAAATAATTTTACTGTATCCTTTTTTTGTTTTTCACAAAGGTCTTTAAAATAATTATTCAATAATCCTATATTCGCATTTTGAAAATCTTTTATAACAATAACATCTTTTGCATATTTTTCGATATTCTTGTGAAAAGTGAATATTTCTTTTGTACAAAGAACGAAGTCACATAATGTCAAAATTCGATCTCCTGAAATAATATCATCATATTGAATATCAAACACACTTGAAAATTGATACAATTGTTTACTATGAATATGCAAATTTGCAATTTTATATATTTTATCAGAATAAATAATCGGAATTTTTATTGGAACGCATAAATGATCCAAAACAACACGTGACTTTAAAAAATTATACAAATTTGGCTTTATTATAGCAGTTTCATTAACAAAACCACGTGATGGATTATTATACATTGTCAATTCGTTTTTATCTGGTAAATTACGATAATCAACACCACCTAAATATTGTCCCAACGCAGCACCATCAAATATAGTTTTTTCACTTGATTTATCTGGTAGAATTGGTAATACATATCTATTTGTATATTTTCCAAGAATATCCATATCATTCATAAATTTATCAGAATTCATCAATTCATTTGTAATAAACTGCGTTAGATTATCTAAATCAACTGAACATGGAAAAAACATTAAACTAGGTATAACTCTAGTATCAGAATCCTTTATCATACATATCTTTTGTATTTTTTGTAAAGAATATACTTTGCATATTTCATTATACAAACTATCAAAACTATTATATATCATTATATCATTTTCAATATGAAATACATTTTCAACTTGAAAGATATTCATAAACACACTTAAATAATAAAATCTTGATGTAGTAGAAATCCAAAAACCATTTCTAAACACTGAATAATCTTTAAATCTAGTATTTATTATGTCTTTGTAAGTATTAAAATTACTATTATTTACACAATTCATTTCTAACAATGATAAAGGTATCGTTTCCACTAAATTATTATAATAATACTCGCTATTTGTATAATCAGTTAAATTAAATTGTTTTATAATACTCTTGAACTCTTGAATTAAACCATCACTTAAAATAACATAAATTTTTGTTTTATAATTATTTACTAACAAAGTTTGATATAAACTATCTAATAAACACTTTGGTAATTCATCTCCTATGTGAACATATGCCAAAGCTATTTCTCTCTGCATTAAAAATTGAATATAATTATAATATATTATTTAATATATTTTTAAACTAAATGTGTGGAATTTTTTGTCTTGTTGAAAATACTGTAAACGTTCCAAATGAAAATAATCAAAATATTATCACTGAAAATTATAAAAATATTAT